AACCGTACTGGTGCGGTCCACCAGGCACTCGCCAGAGTAATCATGGAAAACACTGAAGTAGTAGCGGAACCAACCGCGCCGGAACAGGTAGCGACGCCCGCGCCTGAACCTGTAGCAGTATCGGCGGAAGAGCAACAAACTACAATCAAGACGTTCACTCAAGAAGAAGTGGACTCGATGATTGGCAAGCGTCTCGCAAGAGAGCGTAGGTCTTGGGAACGTGAGCGTCCGAAGGCGCCAGCAGCGCCCGCAGAACCTGTATCGCAGGATAAGTTTGAGTCGGTCGAAGCGTACGCCGAAGCATTGGCCACGCAGAAAGCCGAACAGCTTCTCCAGCAACGGGAACTGGAGCGTCAGCAAGCAGCAGTGGTTGAGTCGTACCACGAGAAGGAAGAGCAGGCACGGGATAAGTATGACGACTTCGAGCAAGTCGCCTACAACCCAAGCCTGAAAATCTCGACCGTGATGGCTCAAACAATTCAGGCGTCAGAGATCGGCCCCGACATTGCGTATTTTCTCGGGTCCAATCCAAAAGAAGCTGATCGTATCTCGCGTCTATCGCCGTTCTTGCAGGCCAAAGAGATTGGGAAGATTGAGGCCAAAGTGGCCGCCAGTCCGCCCACCAAAAAACCATCCAGCGCTCCGGCGCCTATTCAGCCTGTTGCAGCACGCGCCTCTGGCGCACCGGCTTACGACACCACCGACCCGCGCTCAATCAAAGCAATGAGCACGAGCGACTGGATCGCAGCCGAGCGGCAACGACAGGTCAAGGCGTGGGAAGCGAAACACGGACGTTAATTCAAATTAGGAGTTTTATAGATCATGGCTAACTCAATCCTTACGATTGACATGATCACCCGGAAGGCTCTCGAAATCCTTGAGAACAACCTGGTGATCACCCGGACGGTTAACCGTCAGTACGACGACAGCTTTGCTGTCCAAGGCGCAAAAATCGGTTCCACGCTGCGTATCCGTCTGCCGGACCGCGCACTGGTGACCGACGGTGCTGCGCTGCAAGTTCAAGACGACAACGAGCAGTTCACCACTCTGACTGTTTCGAGCCAAAAGCACATCGGCGTGAACTTCACGACCGCTGAGCTGACCATGCAGCTCGATGACTTCGCAGAGCGTGTGCTGAAGCCTCGTATTAGTCAGCTTGCCTCCAGCATCGACGCTGACGTTGCCAACAGCTTCAAGAGCATCTACCAGTCGGTTGGCACCCCAGGCACCACGCCCGGAACCAGCTTGGTGCTGCTGCAAGGCCAACAGAAGCTGAACGAAGCCGCTGCGGTCATGGCCCCGCGCTACTCAACCGTCAATCCGGCTGCCAACGCTGGCCTCGTCGAAGGCATGAAGGGTCTGTTCAACCCCACCAACACCATCAGCCGTCAGTTCAAGAATGGCCTGATGGGCGAGGGTGTGCTGGGCTTTGAAGAGATCAGCATGTCGCAGTCGATCAAGCAGCACACCACCGGCACCCGCACGGGTTCGCACACGGTGACCAGCGCTGTGACGGCTCAAGGCTCAACCACGATCCTGATCACGGGCACTGGCACGCAGACGATCAAGCAAGGTGACGTGTTCACCGTTGCCAACGTCTACGCTGTCAACCCGCAGACTCGTGAGTCGACCGGCAGCCTGCAACAGTTCGTGGCCACTGCGGACGCAACCGCCACCGGCGGCGCGTACACGGTCAGCGTCAGCCCCGCGATGTACACCTCCGGCCATGCGCTTGCGACGATCGATGCGTTCCCGCAAGCCAGCGCTGTGGTGACCTTCTTGGGTAGCGCCAGCACTCAGTACCCGCAAAACCTGATCTATCACAAAGATGCGATCACGTTTGCGACCGCTGACCTGCTGATGCCGCAAGGCGTGGACATGGCCTCGCGCCAGGTGCATAACGGCATCTCGATGCGTATTGTTCGTCAATACGACATCAACAATGACCGTCTGCCCTGCCGTATTGACGTGCTCTACGGCGCTAACGTCTAATACGAGGCTAGTAGGGATCTACTAGCCTCGTTTCTATTTAATTTGAAAGGATTAAATCATGGCTCTTCCTAATGGTGCTGGTGGCTATCAAGTCGGTGACGGTAATCTCGACGAAGCCGTCATGGGCGTACAAACCATCCCCGCGACGCTGACTGGCGACACAACTCTGACCGGCGCTCAAATGGCGATCGGTCTGGTTGTTTGCCAGAAGGCTAGCGATGCAACGCTGACGGTTACGCTTGCGACCGCAGCGCAGCTTGACGCCGCGGTCCCGAGTGCTAAAGTTGGCTCGTCGTTTGAACTGACGATCACCAACAATAACAACACGGGCTCGTCGTCGACTGTTCCTGTCACTGCCGGGACTGGCATTACTGTCTACGGTTCGGTCACGGTTCCGCGTTTTGGCGCGCATACCTACCGACTGGTCAAGACTGGTGATGCTGCTTGGTCTGCGTTCCTGAAGTAATAACCGGAGTCGCTAATGGCTAACAATAAGCCTGTAGGTGTTGCGTACTCTGACCCTGCGCTCACAGCGTTCTATCTCAACGCTCCAGTTACTGAAACTGCCAGTTTCACGCTGGGCGATGATGAGAACTATGTGGTGTGTAACGGTTCCGCTGCCAACGTCTCCGTGACGTTGCCTAGCGGCTCTGCTTACATCGGTCGGACCGTGACTATCAAAAACCTGTCTGCAACCTATACGGTGATCTCGGCGTCGACGAACGTCAGACCAGTCAACTCAGCTACCCTCGGCACGGCGATCCTCGCCGCGACCGCAGGTAAGTGGGCGACGCTGGTTTGCGAAGACGGCACCAACTGGGTCATCATGGCTGCTGGCTAACCTGGCGGGGGCTTCGGCCCCCGACTTTTATGCCCATCATCTATCTGCGTCACCCGCGCCACGGCGAGAAGGTTGCCATCTCTGACCTGGAAGCGGAGTATGATGAACAAAACGGCTGGTCGCGCTATACTCCCGGTGAGTCACAGCCCGAGCCAGTGAACGAACTGCGCCCGCGTCGTCGCCGGGAGGCCAAGGATGCAGAGTTACTATGACGTCGTAACGGATTCCGGCAACCGCCCGATTGCGGGTGCGCAGGTATTCGTCTACAACTACGACGGCACGCTTGCTACGCTGTATGGCGATCAGGCTCTGCTCTCAACGACGGTTCTGGCAAGCAACGGCACGCCTTACATCGTTAACCAAGACCTTCTTAGCCCGCAGGCCAATCCGATGCAAACTCAGACTTGGCGCTGGTGCCTAAAGGCAATGGTGCGCTGCTTGCGCAAGTGCCGACCGGCACATCTGCCGGCGGCAACAAGCGCGGGACGTACGCGGTTGACTTAGTTAGGTTTAGGCTCAACGCTGCAAATGTTGCAAGCGGCGACTACTCCTTTCTTGCTGGCGGGTATGACAACAAGGCTTCCGCTTCATACAGTGCTGTTGCAGGTGGGCAGGGAAACTTTGCAACAGGCAACAGTTCGTTTGTTGGCGGTGGCATAGATAACCAAGCAAACAACCTTTCCAGCGTTGTTGCGGGCGGTCGGTTGAATGTAGCCAGCGGCGACTATTCTGCAATTGGGGGCGGCCGAGAGCATATTGCAAACAGCGCGTTTTCAACGGTTTCAGGCGGCGCTTACGGGTCAACCCGAGGCGTAATTGGCTACCATGCATTTCCAGCCTGTAACGGCCCTATTCTGCCGGTTCCAGGCGGGCTTTCGCAAGCTGGTTTGCTGGTGCTTGGTGCCGAGACAACTGACGCGACGCCAACTGTTATCCGCAGCAATACATCCGCCGCAAGCACGACTAACCAGCTCATTCTGCCAAACAATAGCGCCTATTATTTTAAAGGCTCCGTGATTGCCAACGTAACTGGAGCAGGCGCTACAAAATGGCCAAGCTGGAACCACTATTCGGTGGGTGTGCAAACTAGAAACCACTGAGGTAGCGTACTAACATGACTGTACTCACGCTTAGCGGTAACGAGGCTACAGCAGGCGACTTGATCAACGGTGCGTTGCGGCTGCTGGGCGTGCTGGCGGAGGCCGAACCACCTTCGGCAGCCATGTCGGAAGACGCGCTGATTGCCATGAACGAGATGATCGAGTCATGGAACACCGAACGGCTCGCGGTGTTCTCGACGCAGGATCAGGTCTTTAGCTGGCCCGCCACGGCAATCAGCCGCACGCTCGGGCCGACAGGAAACTTTGTGGGCAACCGCCCAATTATGATTGACGACTCGACCTACTTCAAAGACCCGACCACCGGCGTCTCGTACGGTCTGAAGCTCATCAACCAGCAGCAGTACAACGGGATTGCGTTGAAGACGGTTAGCAGCACCTATCCGCAGGTCATGTGGACCAACATGACGTTTCCCAACGTCGAGATGTACATCTATCCAGTGCCCACGCGGGTGCTGGAGTTTCACATTGTGTCGGTGCAAGAGCTGACGCAGCCTGCCGCGCTCAGCACCCCGATTCTGTTTCCGCCAGGCTACTTCCGCTGCTTTCGCTACAACCTGGCGTGCGAGATCGCGCCCGAGTACGGCGTTGAGCCGTCCCGGCAAGTTTCGCGGATTGCAATGACGTCTAAGCGCAACCTGAAGCGCATCAACAATCCTGACGATCTGATGTCAATCCCGTACAGCATCGTTGGGAATCGTCAGCGCTACAACATCTACGCCGGCAATTTCTAATGAAATCGCCCATCCTCGGCGCCGCTTATGTCGCCCGCAGCATCAACGCTGCGGACAACCGGCTCGTCAACATGTACCCGGAGTCCACCCCGGATGGCGGCAAGACGGCGGCGTACTTTCAGCGGGTGCCGGGAATCTCAGGCATTTTTCCGTTAGGCGGCACCGGCAGCGTTCGCGGCATGTGGGTTGTGAAGGGCGTGCTGTACGCGGTTGTCGGCACGCGGTTCATATCGCTAACAGGCATTGGCACAAGTATCGTCACGCCCACTACTATCAG